GGCGCTCGACTGGCCGCGTATCGGCGTGTCGGCTGACGGCTATTTCGTGCCTAGCACGACAGTTCCCGGCGATGTTGCCAACGCATGTGCGGCGCTGGCATTCAAGGCGGCAGGCGGCGATCTGCTGGCCGACACTGAGCGGGCAGTCATCAAGAAAAAGATCGGCCCAATCGAAAAGGAGTACGAAAAAGGCACTTCACAGAACAAGAAATATCCGGCCATAGACAGAATGCTCACCCCTTACCTTGGCGGCGGCGCTTCAATGCTCCTGGTGCGCGCATGACGATCATTGCGTGGGACGGCGAGACTCTGGCCGCCGATAAGCGCGCCACATACGGCGGGATGATTTGCACAGTCACCAAGATTTTCCGTGTCGGCGCGCTGCTGGTCGGCGGATCTGGCGAGTTGCCGTTTGTGCTCGCAATGGTCGAATGGGTGCGCAATGGCCGCGCCATCGAAGACTTCCCGACAGCGCAAAGCAGCAAGGACGACTGGCAGCCAGTACTGGTTATCGAGTCGGACGGCACGCCGAGCCTGTACGAGCGCACGCCATACCCTGTGCGCTACGAGGGCGGCAGCGTTGCCATCGGATCTGGCCGCGAATATGCGCGCGCTGCGCTGCACCTTGGTGCTGGATCGGTCGGGGCGGTCGAGGTAGCTATTGCGCTTGATTCAAATTGCGGCAATGGCATCGACACATTGAGGCTTGCATGAGCGACTACGCCCAAGACGCAGCAGACGCCCATGCGATGCTGCTGGAAGACGGCGGCCCGGTCACGCTGCGCCGCACAGTGCCAGGCGAGTACGACACAGAAACCGGCACCATGGGCGAGCCATCCGACACGGATTATCCCGGGATTGGGGCCAAGTTCGGCTATTCCGCGCAAGCCATGGCGGGCGCGCTGATCCAGTCGGGCGACCAAGAGCTATATCTGTCGGCCATCCAGGCGAGCGGCAGCGCCATGCCGGCGCCGACCATTGCCGACAAGATCGTGATTGGCTCGGCGGTGTTCTCGATTGCGTCAGTGGGCAAGATCGAGCCGACCGATGTTGCAGTGCTATTCATTTTGCAGATCAGGGGGTTGTAATGTCATTCATGGCCGACCTTTCCGCATTCACGAATCATTGCGAGGGCAATATCGACAAGGCGCTGCAGCAGACTGTCGTGCTGCTGTCGCAAAGCGTGATTCTGGCTACGCCGGTCGAAAGCGGGCGCCTCCGCTCGAATTGGTTGTTCGGCAAAATTGCGCCAACTGGCACGGTAAGCACGTTCGACCCATCGGGCGCGGCGGCAATCGCAAAGATCGCAGGCCAAGTGCCGAGCGTGAAAGCTGGCGGGTCAGTTTGGCTGGTGAATAACCTGCCGTATGCCTATCGGGTCGAATACCAAGGATGGAGCCATACAAAGGCGCCGGCTGGAATGGTGCGAGTGTCGCTTGCCAATCTCCCGGCAGCAATCGAATCCTACGTGCAAGGCTTGCGATGAGCAATGTAATTGTGAGGGCAGGCTTCGAGTCGCGCCTTAAAACGTGGGCGGCGGCCAAAGTGCCGGCGATCCCTATCGCCTACGAGAACGCGCCGTTCGCGCCGCCAGCGGGCCGCTACGTGGCTGCATACCTCATGCCGGCCAATACCAACATCAACACGCTCGAAGGCACGGATCGGGAATATCGCGGCATCTTTCAGGCGTCGATCATCGTGCCGGCCAATGCTGGCTCGGGCGAGGCGCAAGCGCTGGCCGCCGAACTGGACGCGCTGTACGGCATCGGCTTCACGCATGGCGGGCTGCGTATCACATTGATCAAGCCAATGAGCGCGGCCAATGCGATCCAGGACGCGAGCGGCTACACAGTGCCGGTGTCGTGCCTCTACCGGGCGGACGCAGTATGAGCGGCCCGACAGTATCGAGCGGCACCCGGCTTGAGGTATCAATCGACCTGCCGGCCACATACGACGCAGCCGGCTTCGGCGCGCTGACATGGGTGCAGATTCGTGGCGCGCGCACGGTGGGCGATATCGGCAATCAATTTCAGACGCAAGCGAATAACCCGATAGGCGGGACGCCGCATAACCGCCGGGCCGGCCCAGCCATCCAGTCGCTGGCGCTGGAACTGATCCGCATTGCTGACGCCGGCCAAGCGATCTTGCGTGACGCGATCAATGAGGATGTGGTCTACAGCTACCGCCTGACTCAGCCAGACGGAATGAGGCTGTGCCTGACAGCGCAGGCATCGAGCCGGATGCACGGCGGATTCGCGTCGGGCAGCATTGCAGACACCAAGATGATGCTTGAGATTAACTGCAAAGTGGTCGAAGTTTAGTCCCGCAAAACCCATTACCGAAGCCGCCTAATCAGCGGCTTTTTCATTTCCGCCCTTCGTGGGCATTACCACCAGCCGCCCCGAGCGGCTTTTTTTGCGCCCAACCAAAACAGAAAGGCAACATCATGGCCTCATTACCAACTGGCACCATTATTTCCATCGCTACGGTATTCGCCGCAGCAAAAACCGTCACCGCCATTTCTAACGCAGCCGAGGGCGTCGTCTCTTGCACCGCGCACGGCTACTCTGCCGGCGACATCATCGAAATCACCTCTGGCTGGGGGCGCCTGAATAAGCGCGCATTCAAGGTCAAGACCATCCTGACAGACAGCTTTGCACTCGACGGCGCAAGCACTGTCAGTACGGAATTCTTCCCGGTCGGATCGAGCGCCGGAACCGTACGCAAGGTATCGACATGGCAGCAGGTTTCCAAAGTCATGAACCCGACCAGCTCGGGCGGCGAGCCAAAACCTGTTCCAGTGAAATACCTGGAATCGGATGTTGAGTTCACAAAAAATGACGGCTTTACCGCGACGCAAGAAGGCTTCGATATCGACGCCGACGAAATCGGCCAGGCTGGTTACGAGGCGCTGCGCTCCCTGTCCGATGTGCAGACCGACACCATCATGAAAAAGACGCTCAAATCGGGCTCGATCATCCTGACGCCCTGCACCGTGGCGCTGAATGAAAACGTGCAGATGTCGGACGGCAAGATCAACACCTGTAAGGTCGCGATTTCCGGCAACAACCGCATCACGCGCTACGCCTCCGCATAACCATCACCCCCGGCCCGCCACGCGCGGGCTTTTTTTGCGTCCCTTTGACGCGCCCCGCTCGGTCGCTCCTTGTCGGGTCTTTTTTCACTCCGAAAGCATAAAATGGCTGCTCAAAAATTCAAGCTTGGTAACACTCCAAAGAATTTCAAATCGAATGTCGAGATCGTGATGATCGACGGCACCGTGGGCGAGATTGAGTTCTCGTTCATCTACCGCACCCGCTCGCAACTGGCCGCTATGATCGATGCGGAAATTGCGAAGAATGCCGCAGCCGCCAAGGAAGCCGAAGCCAAGGCCGGCAAGAAGCCCGCCAAGGATGCCCCTGCCGAGCCCGCCAAGACCATCGTGGAAATGTTCGCAGAAAGCGCCAAGGGTGGCGCCGAACACATCCTGAAGATTGCCGATGGATGGGATCTGGATGTGCCGTTTAGCGAGGCCGCGTTGATCCAACTTGACGACGAGAACGCTGGCGCACTGGCTGCCATTGCAGGCCATTATCATCGCGCCGTGACTGAGAGCAGAGCAAAAAACTAACGGCGCTGGGGCGTGCGTTGTACGAGCGCGCTCCAGATGATTCAGAACTAGCCGCTTTCGGCCTGACGGCGGAAGACTTCGCGGGCGACGTGGTTGAGATATTCCCTGAGAATGTCGAGCCTTTCAATCTGTTCGCCAGTCTGCGCACTCAGTGGCGCACCGGAGCCAATGGCCCGTCCGGACTCGACTATCACGCGCTCTGGAAGAAAATGGATCGCATGAGGTTGTCCGATGAAGAATACGACCAGATGGAGGCCGACGTTCAAATCCTCGAATCGGGCGCATTGTCCGAAATCCACAAGCCGCGCGAAAAGTGACGTATTATTAACCCAATGAAATTAATGGGGGAATGTATGAAAAAGTCACTTCGGATTGCACGCGGCACTCAGCTTGTTGGCGCGCTGCTTCTGGTTATTGGTGTCGTCTCTTGCTCGACGCGCGGCGATCCGCAATTAATGTCTATGTCGTTCCTGCTCGGCTTCGTCATGATCGTTGGCGCCAAGGCGTTTGAATGGATGACGAAAGAGTAGCAGGCCAGTAAGCCGCAGCACACAAGCCAGCCTAGCCGCTGGCTTTTTTATTTCCACGACCCGCCATTGAGCGGGTATTTTTTTGGGCGCGCCATGACCGCAGATATCGCAACACTACAGATACGCATCGACAGCATGGAGGCGCGCGAGGCGGCGCGTGACCTTGAGCGGCTGCGCACTGCTGGCGGCGGCGCGGAAACGGCGACGAATGCGCTTACCGGGGCGTTTATGCGCTTTGCCGGGCCTGCCGCGCTGGCCGCGGCTGCGGTCGCTGGCTTCAAAAAGTCGCTGGATGTGCAGCGCGAATTCGACGGCATGAATTCCAGCCTGATTACCGCTACCGGGTCGATTGCTGGCGCGGCGCAGGCATTCCAGTCTCTGCAAAGGTTCGCTGCGACGACGCCTAACAGCCTAGCAGAGACGACCAAGGCATTTATCCAGATGCGCAACCTGGGCCTTGATCCGTCCGAGGCGGCAATGCGCTCTTATGGCAATACCGCGTCCGCGATGGGCAAGTCGCTCAATCAGATGGTGGAAGCTGTCGCCGATGCTGCCACTGGCGAATTCGAGCGCCTTAAAGAATTCGGCATCAAGGCAAAGCAAAACGGCGATCAGGTCGCACTCACGTTCCAGGGCGTCACCACGTCCATCGGAAACAATGCCAAGGAAATCGAAAAGTACCTGCAAAATCTCGGCAACACCAAGTTTGCGGGCGGCATGGCATTGCAGGCGGCCACGCTCGACGGCGCTATTTCAAACTTGGGAGATACCTGGAATCAGACGTTCCTGACGATTTCGCAATCTGGCCTTGGCGCTGCGATGCAGTCGGGCGTGATGGGCGCATCTGGCGCACTGGAGGACTTGGGCGCAATCATAAAAGCCCTGACGGGCGAAATTGACAAAGAGGGCAAGGCGGTTAAGGAGTCGTCGCTACTGCATCGCGGGCTAACCTTGGCCTTCGAAGCGTTCGCAGTAACGGGGAATGAAGTCTCGCTGATATTCCGCGCCATCAGTGGCGATGCTGAGGCGGCGGGCAGGGCAGTAATGGCAGCGGCCAGCGGCAGCTTGAAGGGCGCTCGCGATATCCTGGTGGCACGCAAAGCGGAGGCGGCACAAGACCGCATCGACACTGATGCGCGGACAACTGCCATTCTCGGCGCCGCCGACAAGCAGCGCAAATACGCCGCCGACCTTGCTGCATTCCAGAAAGCGAACGGATACGACGGCCTGGCGCAATACCGGATGATCACGACAGCAGCGGAGGACGCTGCGCAGGCGAGCAACAAATTCTTGGCGATTGCAGAAAAGAATCAGTCGAAGCAAGTCAAGATGGCGAAGGAAATTGCCGAAGCTGAAAAGCTCGGGATTGCAGCCGGGAAGAGCCGCGCCGAAATCGAAAAGGTCATTGCTGATATCCGCGCCAAGGGCGGCACCGACAAGGTGGCCTCGTCAATCAAAGCCGAGGCGACCGCCTACCAATCCCTTGTTACCTCTATCCGCGAAAAGCTTGCAGCCAGCAAGCTAGAATTGATCGGCTACGACCAGTTGAGCGAGTCGCAAAAGCTGACGATCAAACTGGACGCCGATATCGCGGCCGGAAAGATCAGTACCAAGGATGGCAGTATCGCCAAGGCGCAAGCCCTGATCGCCGAGGTGGGCGCAAACGAGAAGCTTGCCGCCTCGAACAAGCTCATCATTGAGCAAGCCGAGGAAATGGCGAAGATCCAGGCCGAGTACGCCGATCGCGCCGGGAAATCCGTGGAAAGCGCGATCAAGGAAGCTGAAGCGACAGAGGAATTGGTGCGCACCTTCGGCATGACAAAGACTGCCATTGGCGAGCTGACCTTGGTGCGCATGGAAGAGGATCTGGCCAGGATGCGCGCTATCGACGGCGCCGATGACGAGGTTGCGGCATTGGAGCGTGTCATTGATGCCAAGCGCCGCAGCGTGTCGGCAGGCGGCCAACTCGAAAACATGGAGGCAGCCAAAAAAGCCAGTGACGACATGGCCTCCGACTGGCAAAAATCAGTCGATCAATACGAGGACGTTTTCCGCAAAGGATTCGCCGGGATGGTCAACGGCGGCAAAGGGGCGTGGAAATCGTTCACGACCAGCCTGGCAACCACGTTCAAGACGAGCGTTGCCGATCAGATCTACAAGATGTTCGCGCAGCCGTTTATTGTCAAGATGGTTGCAAGCCTGCTGGGCGTGGTGGGCGGTGGCGCGGTATCTGGTGCGGCGCAGGCTGCGGCCGGGGGTGGCGGATCGGCGGCAAGCTCTATGGCCGGAAGTTTCGCATCATCGGCACTCGGCTCGATCACGCTCGGCGGCTCAACAATCGCGGCCATCGGCTCAAGTGTCGCAACCGGCGTATCTGCCGGCATGGCCGGGACCAGCGTGGCCGGAGCGGCGTCAGCCTATGGTGCCGCTGGAATGACCGGCGTATCAACCGGACTAACTGCTGGCTCGGCTGTCGGCACGGCGCTGGCGGCAATCCCTTATTTAAATCGGACGCCCCCTTTGATGCGTCCAGCGCGTCTTGTGCCAGGGCCTGCAAGAGTGGCAGCAGCCCGCTTGCAAGTTGATTGACAAGCCCGCTGCCGGCGCCGCCAATGGTCGTTTGCAGTTCTGCCAACTTGTCGTTGAGGTCGTCAGCATTCCCGGCCATCTCAGTCGTTACGCCGGACAATTTTTTGCCGCGCTCGACCATCTCACCAATGCGCTTGCTGCCCTCGGAAAGCAGTGGTGCGGATGACTGCCATGACTTGCCCAATGCTTCGGCGCCAAATGCGGCGCGCTGCTGGGGGTCTTCGATCGCCTTGAAAATATCGGATAACTGCTTGAACGCTTCAAGCGGGTCTTTCGCCGTGATGCCCAGCGCCTTGAATTTCTCCGCGTTTTTGCCCATATTCATGGCAAGCTTATTGATCGCTGCAGCAGTCCCATCCAGATCCGCGCCGGATTGCGTTGCTGCGAGCTTCAGACCAGCCAAATCCTCGATGGCAATCTTTGTCGTAACGCTCAAATCCTTGAGATTGTCGGCGGCGTCAATTGAGCCTTTTCGCGGATTTGAAATGCCCGTGACGATCCAGCGCGCCCGCGAAAGGCGACGCTAGATCGTTCGGTGCTGGTTTTGACCTATTGGCCGTGATGGTTAAACAGTGATGGTGTCGGTCTGGCGCAGCAGGGTCATTGAGCCTTTCACGGCGTCATTGCTGGTGCCGCCGTTCTTGACCATCTTGGAAACTTGCGCGGTGAAATAGTCGATGCTGGCGTCTTGGTTGAGAACCTTGAATGACGGCACGGTGTAATCTTTCGATGCTGCCTTGACGATGATTTGGCCGGCATCGCTGGCGGCCCAGGCGCATTCGAACTCGGCGTTCGGCAGCTTGAACGAACCTTTTTTCTCGCGGTCCTGAGCATCGCCAATGGTGGACAGTGTTGCGGTCGAGTACTCGCGGCCCTCAACGCTGCCGATGTTAGTCAATTGGCCGACCTCCACCCATGTCAGCAGGGCGAATGCTGCGGCCGCGCCGGCGCCCTCGGCTACGGTCGGCGCTGATGCGCAGACGTAAAGCTTGGTACTGGCGATGGTGTCAAAATCAATTCCGGGCATGATGAAACTCCTATAAAAAAGCCCGCTCGCAGGATTGCGATACGGGCGGGCTGAAAAGCTTTGGGCGTAAAAAAAGCCAGCGGATTAGGCTGGCTGCGGTGAATTTGTGATGCTTAAATCGGCTCGATGTACGCGATCTTGAAATCGCGCGATTGCTCGTATGTTGGCGGGGCTGCTGTTGCATCGCCCAGATCCGGCCCGACCATGTCGCGCAAGACGCTGCGCACGGCATATCCGGCAATCGTGCCGGTGAATGCCCCGCCGCCGAGCTTTGCAGCCCTCAGGATCGCTTTCTGTTGTGGGTAGCTTGTCGCGTACACGGTCACCTGCACGCGCGCCGTGACGAGGCTATTGCCGGCCCTGGCGACGGTATCCAGTTCGATGCCGCTGATTTCACGGATGCCGATGGCGGGCAATGATCCTTCCGGCACG